GGGTTGAAAAATTTGAACCATATTTTTATGTAAAACCGCCTCCAAAGTATTCAAATAAAGAAGATTTAAAGGAATTTATCGAAGAACTTCAAACTTCTATGCTATCTGTATCTGCTACAAACAAAATCAACAAAAAAGTTGAAACATTTGATACACATGAAGATTTTCTTGAATGGAAAGAAACTATTGATGAAAAAGAGTGGTTGTTTTACTGGAAATTCATAGAATATGAAACAATTTATAATAACGTTTCATATTCTAAGAAAGCAATACTGCCTTCCCTGAGAAATCATTTTGTTTCAATGAAAGTTGTTAAACGTAAAGATTTTTGGGGATATTCAAATAATGAATTATCATATTTCATTTTGGTCAAAGTACGTTCATTGAAGTTATACCGAGTTCTTACAAATCTATTCAAATCAAAGTATTCAAAAAAGGGGTTTATACTATATGAAAGCAATATAGATCCATTCTTAAGGTTCATTCATAAAAAAGAGATCAAACCATCAGGTTGGGTATCTATTAATAAACCGATAAACAATGAAATTGAAGGTGGTTGTTGTTATAACATAATCACAAATTACGAAAATGTATTTCCTATTGAATGTAATAAAACGGCACCATTACTAATAGCGTCTTTTGATATAGAATGTTCAAGTAGTCATGGTGATTTTCCAGTAGCTACCAAAGATTATAAAAAACTTGCGGAAGATCTTTGTAGTATTTCGGTTCCTCTTGTTGAGATGTGTTCTGAAAACAACAAAAATATTAATAGCGTATTAAAAAAATGGTTTATCAAATTGCCTAATCAATCTGTTAATTGGGGTGAGTATACACTTAATCAAATATACTTGAAAAAACAAATTTCAGTTGATAAATTGTCTATTGCTATTGATAAATGTCTTGATGATGTTGTTAAGAACATGAAATTATACGATACTACTAAAACACTTTCGGCTCTTGATGAAATTGAAAATAATATCAATGCAGCCCTTACTAAACATTTGCCTAAACTCCAAGGAGATACTATTATTCAAATTGGTACAACATTCAACACTTTTGGGAATTCTGCTATTTGTTATAAATCTTTGATTTCATTGGGGACGTGTGATGCGATTGAAGGTGTTAATGTAAAAGTCGTTGATACAGAAAAAGATCTTTTGTTGGAATGGAAGAAGTTGTTTCAAAAGAGTAATCCGGATATTCTTACTGGATTTAATATATATGGCTTTGATTTCAAGTATATGTATGATAGATGTTGTGAGTTGAATATTGAAGAAGAGTTTTGTCTTCATTTAGGTAGAAAAAGGAATACTAGTTCTGGATTTATTAATAAAACAGTATCCTCAAGTGCTATGGGTGAGGTTATAACATCATTTTTTGATATAGAGGGTGTTCTTATCATAGATGTTCTCTATTATTGTCGAAAAAATATGAATTTGGATTCTTACAAACTTGACAATATTGCTGAAATATTTCTAGGTGAGAAAAAGAATGATTTAAAACCAAGTGAACTTTTTTCTAAATTTAAGGGTTCATCTGCTGATAGAAAGATTATTGCAGAATATTGCATTCAGGATTGTGCTCTTGTTAATAGACTGATGGCAAAGTTAAAAATTGTTGAAAATAACATTGGTATGTCTAATGTTTGTTTGGTTCCTCTCAATTATATTTTTGATAGGGGTCAAGGTGTTAAGATTTATTCTCTTGTTGCTTATGAATGTATGATGAGAAAACAGGTAATTCCTGTTTGTAGTTTGTTTGAGGATTTAGAAGATGATGGATATGAAGGTGCTATTGTACTTAATCCTCAATCAGGTATATACATTGATGACCCAATTATTGTTTTTGATTACTCATCATTGTATCCAAGTTCAATGATTGCTGAAAACATATCTCATGATACTATTATTATTGATAAAAACAAGTATATAGATAAGAATGGTAAATTCATAAATGATGATGGGAATCAGTTTATTAAAACAATTGTTTATGATGGTAAAGAATGTATATTTGTTAAAAGAGCGGATGGGATTAAAGGAACAATTCCTCTTATCTTAGAAAAATTAATCAATAAGCGTAAATCTACAAGAAAGAAAATTGAGTATCAAACATTATTTCTTGAGGATGATAAGTTTGTATCAGGATTGGTTAAGGATAAAGCTGATAATTATATAGTTACAAATGTTGAAACGAATGAAGTGATTGAGATTTCTAAAGCTGCTGTGAAACAAAAGACAGATACATATAATAGTTTTGAGAAAGCTGTTTTTGATGCTTTACAATTGGCATATAAGATTACTGCTAATTCACTTTATGGTCAAACGGGTGCTAAAACTTCTCAAATATATATGAAAGATATTGCGGCATGTACAACAGCGACTGGTAGAAATATGATAGTTTTGGCAAAAGACTTTGTTGAGAGAAACTATGAATGCGAAGTTATTTATGGTGATAGTGTGATGCCATATACTCCTTTAACAATCTTAAGAGATGAAGGACTTGTTGAAGTAACAACATTTAATGATTTCAATGACTTAGACTGGACACCATATTCACAATTTAAAAAAGTTGGTACCCATAAAGAACAAATCTTTAATCCTGGTTTCAAGGTGTGGACAAATAATGGTTGGTCATCTGTAGTAAGGTTAATTAGACATAAGACAGTAAAAAAGATATATCGTGTATTAACTAATTCTGGACTTGTTGATGTAACACAGGATCATAGTTTGTTGGACAATAATTTGAACATTATTAAACCAACTCAATGTGAAAAAGGTCAAAAATTATGTCATAGCAAGATAAAAATTGGAAACAATATTCTAAAATATATAAAACATGATGGTATATATATTAATAAATATGGTAAGATATATCTTAATGATAATAAACAAAACGAATCTCAATATATATATCTTCTATTACAAAATTTAGGATATTATATTACCATAAGTATTGAAAATAGTAAAATTGTATTGATCTATGAAGATAGAAAAATTACGAATGAAGATAATACACGAACGTGTATACAATCAATAGATGTTTTGTATGAAGATTATGAAGGTTTTGTATATGACGTTGAAACAAGTTCAGGTGTTTTTCATGCTGGCGTTGGTGAAATGATCATTAAAAATACGGATAGTATTTTCTGTAAGTTTAATTTATATGATGAGAATGAAGAACGAGTTTATGGTAAGAAAGCGATTTCTTATGCTATAAAAAAGGGTTTAGAAGTGGAAAAGCATATAGCAGAAGCAGAATTGATAAAGTATAAACCACAAGCATTAAATTATGAAAAAGTATTATCACCTCTAATTCTATTTACCAAAAAGCGTTATGCTGGTCAATTGTATGAATTTGATGCAAATAAGAGTGTTACTAAATTTATGGGAATAGCTATGAAAAGACGTGATTCTTGTAGGTTGGTAAAAGATATTTTTGGTGATGTTATGAATGAAATATTATTAAACCATGATATTAATGCTTCATTTAAGGTATGTCATGAATGGATGGATAAGCTTTGTAATGGTGATGTTCCAAACGAAAAATTAGTAATATCAAAGGCATTAAAAAGTCATTATAAAAAGCCAGAATCAATTGCTCACAAAGTTCTGGCAGATAGGATTACAAGTAGAGATCCAGGCAATAAACCAGCTATTAATGATCGTCTTCCATATATTTTCATTAAAACGGCTAAAGATGTAAAACTGCAAGGTGATAAGATTGAACACCCAGACTATATCAGAGAAAATAACCTAGAAATTGATTATTGTTATTATATTACGAATCAAATTATGAAACCTATTTGTCAGATGTATTCACTTTGTCTAGATATGATACCAGAATATAGTGAAGATAAATCTTATTGGAATTTAATCAAACAAGATTATATGGAAAAAGCTATTTATCAAAATAATGAATTAAAACTTAATACAAAATTGAATGAACTTAAAGAAAGAAAAGTTCAAGAATTAATATTCAACAAATACATAACACGATTGGGAGGCAAAATTACTAAACCGATTGCTGTAAGCAATAGGTTATCTGAACCAATACCATTAAGAATTATTGAAAAGGTTATTCATCAAGAGCCTATTAATATAACAATGAAGGTATCTAAGAAGAAGATTATCACTACTATATTTGATAATAAAGAAACAACAATAATAGAAGATATAGAAAAGGAAAAGGGTGTTATTAATGAGCTAATAAAATTATGTGAAAAATATTCAGGTTATAAAATCATGATTTGTATGGATGGGTATCTTGATTTTGTAAAAAAATATACTGAATGTAAAGCTTCATTAATAAATACAAATGAAGAAGTATTTATAGGAGATTTAAAAGGTCTTTGGATTGTTAATAGTTTGGATAAATACTTAGAAAGGTTGATTATATATCGTTCATCAAAAAAAAATAACACGAAAAAGTAGAAATGGGTGTGGGTACATCTAGAGAATATCCTGAAATAAAAGACGCACCAACTCAACCAAATAATACAAAATTAAAATTTAAAAGATGTTTACATCTGACGCACAAAGAGTATTTAAATAATGATCATATACCAAATATATTTTTTACTGAAAAGATAAATGCGAATATTAGAAATCCCAATGCGAGTGTGTCTGAATTATTAAATTTTATTGAAGGGCAAGTAAAAGAAAGATTAAATTCTATAAAGAAACGAGTTGTTGGTAATAAGATACCTTTACCTATTTATGTTGCGTGTGCGAAAAAACTTGAAGTTGGAAAAAATCGTTTAGCAGATATGATGTCAAAATTGCCACAATGTAATAATAAAGATATTTTAATATTAAAGCTAATAGAAAAATTAAACAATCAGTTTTCAGATACTGACTTACAAATTGAACGAGAATTAAATAAGGAATTAAAAAAACACTGGGATTTATGTAATATTCGCGAGGAATATAATCAAAGGCGATATGACAATCTTAAAAAAGTCGAAAGGGGTGAAATGTCAAAAAATGAGTATAATGATCATGCTAAGCATTTTAATTATTGGCGTGCTGAAGAATATTGGAGAATTCCATTGATTATCAATACAAATAATAATAATAAACCTATATTTGACGAGCATGCGGCTCCTGATAGTGAGAATGAAAAGAAGAATAAAAAATATTTAAAGATGTGTATGATTAAAGTTGCGAACACTAAAAAACGTGATAAAATTCATGAATTAATTGACAAATTAGAATATTTTAGGATTGAAAAAATAAATCATGATGATGTCAATGTTAATAAGTTTAAAATACCACAATATAAAATGTATGAAATTCTTTGTAATAAGGAAAAAATAAATAAAATTAAAGAATTTAATAAAACATCACTTGTTGAATATGTTTGGAAAGGTAAAATTGAAATCATCATATATATACCAAATTTAGATAAAGATCTAAAATACTTTCCAAATAAAAAGGCAAATGATGTTTCAAATCTTTTTATGGTGTATCTTCTTGATAAACATAAAAACGCATTTATGATATCAAATATCTTGAATGATGATCTTCATAAACTTCATAAACTTCATAAAAATATGCCATCTGTGATATCAAATATCTTGTATGATAATCTTCGTAAAAAGATGCCATTTATGAATGATATGACTAATATGTGTTATAATTTAGGTTGTGCGAGCGAATATGGAGAAGATTTAGCTAGTTTATTAGTCCAATATAATGAAAATGAAACGAAAATGGATGGTAATATTACAAGAAATAGTCCATTTTTCCCTACAAAATGTTTAAGACCTAAAAATTTTGAAGATTATAGTTTTGAAATGACATCTGGACTTGAATATGAACTTACTGATAAAATACGAGAATGCACTCAAGAAGCTGATGAGACTTTTGCAAAAGAACAACAAGGAGCAGATTTAAACGATTTATTACAAAAACTGGATATATGTTTTATAAATGCTTTGCAAGAAAAAAGAGGTGAAGTTCAGCATTATTCAAAATGGAATCATGATATAATGCGTGAATTGTCACAGAGATATCATAATCGTGTTACAGGTGTTCAAGAAATATCTTTCCCTGTTTTTGAATATATTGATATGACTCCTGATATTTTTGTACTAATGCCGTGGGGTAATAGATTAATAGAAAAACATTCTGCTGCGTTTATCGAAGCAGAAGAATATACTTTGCCTATGAAATCCCCAAATTCTAATACACAGATTAAATTAAATTCTTCTAAACAACTTGCTTTATTTCACAATAATAGAGTAATTAAAGTTTTTCATAAACGTATAATTACTGAAAAAGATATTGTTATTATAATATCAGGTGGTAAATTGACCGTTCGTGGTCGTAAAAACGATATAGTAAATGATATTTTAACAATAGTAATTTATCCATATAATTACAAAGGGCTTCTGACATTAGTATTACATGATTCTGGACATATAGAAATATTAACAGAAAACTATGGCAAATTAACATCTAATGATATTTCAAATAATAGAAAGGGGTATCATCTTTTAGGAGGGTTAGTAAATATTGGAATTTGGTCAGAAAATAATGACAAGAAACTTAATAAAATGAAAACAGACGCAGAGAAAAGAGAAGACGAACGAAAAACCATGTTAAGTATGTTAGCACGTTTAGAAAAACTTAAGGAAGCTGCTTATAAACACAAAACATTTTATGATACATAAATAATATGAACTCTTGGAAAGTATTAGATAGTTATTTTCTAAATCATTTGTATCCATTCACAAATCATCATATTGATAGTTATCGCGAGTTATTAAGAACTTTCATTCCAGATGTTGTTAAAAAACATAATCCTATTACTATGATTAAAGGCAATAATGATGATATTGAGAATATTGACCTAAAAACAGAAATATATATTGGAGGTATCAATGGGGATAAGATTTATATTGATAGACCTGTTATTATTGAAAATGGTGTTGCTAGACTTTTAACACCATCTGACGCAAGATTAAGAAATCTAACTTATCAGACAAATATATATGCTTCAATTGATATTGTTATTACAAGCAATAAAGTACCATTGCCTACAATTACAATTAAGAAACCTATACCAATTGGTTCTATTCCTATAATGCTTCACAGTGATGCGTGCGTTTTAAATAATCAGAGCAAAGACGTATTAAGAAAATTGGGAGAATGTATATATGATCAAGGTGGATATTTTATCATTGACGGTAAAGAAAAGGTTATTGTTTCTCAAGAACGGGTTACAAATAATTGTATATTTATTAACAGTCTTAAAGACGATGAAAAGTATGATTTTAGGGCTTCAATAAGATGCGTTGGAACTAATTCAGTAAGACCAAAAACAACTAAAATATTTAGATTAGAAAAAGATGAAATAAATATCCCATTTTCATCAGGTGCTTTGTTCGTATCTATACCTAATGTTGATGGTAATATTCCTTTATTCATAGTATTTCGTGCTTTAGGAATTGTTTCTGATGAACAAATAGTTAATATGATGTTAAGTTCTTCATTATCAGAAAATGAAAAAGATAAATATATTGAGTTTATTAAACCATCACTTATTTATAGACCAAATAATACAGAAAATATATATTCTCAAGAAGCTGCTATTAAATACATACAATATCGAACAGCTTATAAATTATCTAAGAACTATACAAGAGGAATTATATTATTAGATTTCTTACCAAATCTTGAACTCCCTCAAGAAAAAGCACAATATTTAGCATACATTGTTATTCAATTTGCGAATGTTGTTTTAGGTATCAAACCAGAAAGTGATAAAGATAGTTATGTTTATAAACGTATTGATACAAGTGGTATGTTGATAACTGATCTTTTTATAGATGCTTATTCTCAATTTACTGACCAAATAAACAGTACATTAAATAAGATATATAATTATGGTGCTTGGAAAAATAATGGAAAATATGAAGAAATGTTTGATGAAGCAAACATTTCCAAAATCATTTCATCAAAGTATCTAACTGAAATATTCTTGAAATCAATGAAAATGAAATGGGGTGCTAATGAAAATGATGATTTACGGGTTGTTCAAGATTTATCTCGCATTAGTTATATTGGGTATTTATCACACCTCAGAAGATTGAACCTTCCTCTTGATAGGAGTTTGAAGCTGTTTTCTCCTCATCGTCTTCATCCTCATCAATTCGGTTTTGTTTGCCCTTACGAAACACCGGATGGTAGTTCGATTGGCTTACTTAAGAATTTGGCATATCTTACAAGAATTTCTTCTGGAACATCAGAAGAATGTATTAAGGAATGCTTAGATTTTACGGAAATAGTTTACAAATTGTCTTTAGTTCAAAACGTAAGTGTAATGTCGAAAGATATAGCAAAAGTATTTATTAATGGAACGTGGTATGGTATTTGTTTAGATCCGAATAAACTTTTTAAAATACTTAAAACTTTCAAATCTAACAATATTATTAACGTTTTAACTTCTATTGCTTGGAATATTCAAGATAATGAAATTAGAATTTTATCTGAATCAAGCAGACCAGTTAGACCTTTCATTCGTGTGAAAAACGGAGCAATACGCAAACATGACGAAGACTACAATTGGTTTAAACTTATCGGTGGTTCAGAGAATGATATTTTGGATGAAAACATTTATACAAAAGATGGATTTCGCACCCCTAAAGGAAATATAAGTATTGATCAACTTATTGATGACTATGATGATATTAGTGGGTGTATTGAATATTTAGATATAGAAGAAATAGATACATCTCTTATTGCGATGACACCTGATGATATTAATACTATGCATACTCATTGTGAAATTCACCCTAGTTTAATTATGAGCGTTGTTAGTGCTAATATACCTTTAGCAAATCATTCATTCGCTGCTAGAAATATTTTTCATGCTGCACAAAGCAAACAAGCAATTAGTGTATATGCTACTAATTTTAACGAACGTTTTGATACTATGTCTTATGTTTATCATTATCCCCAAAAACCTATTATAAACACGAGATTATCTCATTATACTCATAGTGATAAAATGCCTAACGGGTTTAATATTATTGTCGCAGTTATGTCATATAGTGGTTACAATCAAGAAGATAGTTTAATGATTAATAGGTCTGCTATTGAACGCGGCTTTGAAAGTTTAAGTTATTACAAATCTATATCTTTAACCGCGAAAACAGAATCAATTGATGAAAAAACAATATTTATTAATCCAAAAGTTTTAATAAATCAGGGTCATAAAGTTATTGGATTTAGAGATAAAGCTAACTATTCCTATTTAAATGATGATGGTATAATTACTGAAAATGTTTATGTTCCGCAAGGAACAGATGTTGCTATAATTGGAATGGTTTTAGTTCGTTCTGTAACAAAAGAAGTTAGAAAAGGTATGGCATTGAGTATTGAAAAAGTTGATGAATATGTAGACAAATCCTTCATTACTGACAACAATGTTTATGGTATTGTTGATAAGATATATGTTAGCAAGAGAGTTTCTGATGAAGGTGGAAAAATATGTAAAGTTAGGATGTTAAAAATTAAAAAACCTGAATTTGGTGATAAACATTCTTCAAGGCATGGACAAAAAGGTGTTATAGGTAGAATATTTAATGAATGTGATATGCCTTTTACAAAAGAAGGTATAAGACCTGATATAATTATGAACTCACACGCTTTCCCTTCTCGTATGACAATTGGACATATTGTTGAATGTGTTTTTGCTAAATTATGCTGTATGAAAGGGTCTTTTGGTGATGGAACTATTTTTATGGACTTTGATAAAGAAGCCGTTTTTAACGAATTAGAAACTGTTGGATTTAATAAACACGGTAATGAAGTTTTATACAATGGTATGAGTGGTAAAATGATAGACACTGACATTTTCATAGGTCCTGTTTATTATTTTAGGTTAAAACACATGGTTGCTGAAAAAATTAATGCTCGTGGAACTGGACCTATGACATTTCTTACCAGACAACCTACTGAAGGTCGTCGTAAAGGAGGAGGGCTTCGTATTGGAGAGATGGAAAGAGACGCTCTTTTAGCGCATGGTATAAGTGAGTTTGTTAGAGAAAGTATGATGGTCCGTTCAGATAATTATTCAGTTCCTGTATGTAATAGATGTGGTGTATTAGCTATAACTGGAAAAGACAAATTCTATTGTCCACGTTGTGATGAACAAGATATTGTTAATGTAAAATTGCCTTATTCTTTTAAATTATTGTCTCAAGAAATGGAAGCAATGTCTTTGAATATGTTCTTTAATACAAGCGATAATTTTGAAATTCCAGAAAAAGACATTGAAGTGATTGAACAAAAAGAACTACCAATTATTGAAGGCTTTAACAATAACAATAATATTCATAAAAAATTAACTAAGAAAGATAAAAAATGCCCTGAGGGAACAGTTCTCAATCCAAAAACAAATAGATGTATTAGTGCTAAAGGAGCTATTGCTAAAAAACTTCAATTAGTGGGTGGAAGTCTAGGTGGAAGTGATGGTGGAAGTCTAGGTGGAAGTGATGGTGAAAGTGATGGTGGAAGTCTAGGTGGAAGTGATGGTGGAAGTCTAGGTGGAAGTGATGGTGGAAGTCTAGGTGGAAGTGATAGTGAAAGTGATGGTGGAAGTGATGGTGGAAGTGATAGTGAAAGTGATGGTGGAAGTGATGGTGGAAGTCTAGGTGGAAGTGATGGTGGAAGTCTAGGTGGAATTGATGGTGGAAGTGATGGTGGAAGTCTAGGTGGAAGTGTAATAGATAGTCATACTAAAGTAATTATGATTTAACAATTATATTATGTCTTACAATATAAATAAACATGGATAATATAATTATTCTATTCATTATATTGCTTTTACTCGCAATAATTGGGGTAATGATATATTTTTATATTGAATTTGAGAAATTCAAAAAATCAGTCGAAGAAGCTCAAAAAGAATTTGTAAATACAGAATACGTTAATACCCAAATTAATAATTTAACAGAAGATTCAATAAACCCGAGATTTGAAGATATTCAAACAAATTTTGAAACAATTAACGGGAATTCTTCAAATAATCATCAACAAATAGTTGATCTTGCTTTAAATGTTGATGATAACCATTCGAACATTCATACTTTATTTGGTGAAGAATATCCTAATGAAAAGATTTTTGAATATAGGATGAGGGGAGATAATTATGATGTTGAACTTTTGAAACATACAAATGCTGTAAGTGGTATGAATATTAATAATATACTTACAATTTGTAAAGCAGGCGAACAATGCTTTACTTTTTCTAATGTTGATAACACTTTGAAACTTAACCACAACAACACTACTATTCTAGCAGCGAACGAAGATGGTATAACTTTACACGGTGATACAAACATTAAAGATGGTAAATTAACCATTCCGTTTGAAGGATTAATAATTCAAAATGACATAGGAAATCACAAACTTGAGTTTTGTGATGTAAATGGAATTACAAGTAACTTGTGTTTAACTCAAGTTAACCAATAATTAATATTGTTTCATGTATATAAAATATGAAGAACTACAAAAGAATTATTTTTATCGCGGTTTTAATTATTGTTTTAGTTTTTGCGTTCATTGTTTTGTGCAAATGTAGAAAAAAAGAGAATTTTGAAGAATATACTACCGTGAATGAATACAAAAAAAATAAACAATTTCACGAACCATATACTTACACTTATGATAACGCTTTTAAAGATGTTTCGATATTTCAAAAAAGCGATTTTTTAGCATTTATGTGTTTTAAATTACCTTCAAAATTATTTGAAGATATAGATAACAACCCGATTACAACAATTCAAAATGAATTGTCTTGCAAAACTATCGTTTTAGAGAATATAAATAAAATGTATCCACAAAACAACTTAATTGATAGTGTTAAAAAACATATTGAAAAACTTGGAAATAATATACTTGGTCCGGTTTATGTTATTCTATGTCAATACCCAAATAAATTTTATAAGGGCAGCAACATTTATTCACAGTTTAATATTGCTTCAAAAGATGCTTTACCTTACATGCACCACGAAAATGGAAAAATGAATTATGAAGGACCTGTTGACATTAAAGCTTTATTGGTCTTACCTATGTATGCAAAGAACGAAATGTTAACAACTTTCAGTGAAGGTTCATTGATGTCAGAAGACGGGTATTATCTGGATGGTATTACAGACATGCTGTCATATTTTAATAAATACGCGAGTAAAGATAAATTATGTTTTATAAAATGTAATAAATCAACAGATTTATATTGTGGATGCGCTTCACGCAATGAAGGGGAATATTTAAGTTATTGTAAAGATATTAAAACAGAAGATAAATTTGCTTCTTATGGATGGATATACAGAGTTAATGAAACAAATATTAAAGATGATGGTGTATTTATTAAAAAAGTTGCCATCTCAAATCAACTTGAAAAACAAATAACTCAAGCATCATCTATAAATTCATATGTAAGTTCTGGTGGTGGAGTATAATTTGAAACTGCTTCCCAAAAATTATATATTTTAGGAACATAGTTAGTTTTCCACTCCTCTTCATTGAAATGCACTTTTTGGACACACATCTCTTCCAATCTCCAATATATTATTTTTTTAGCATCTATATCAAATAGCTTTTTATATGTAACAGCAGGTGTTGTAAATAGCTTGCTATATAAAACTTTATCTTCATATACTACTATCATACCATTATATGGATGATCTTTATTATCAATGGATAGATATTCATCTTGAGATAGCTGCTTAAAATTAAATTCTGCATAATCACACTCCTCTAAAGAACAAGCAGCAAGTTGTCCCATCATTTGTGCATAATATTTTGGAGGAATTACTCCATCTATTATTTTTCTACTATATGGACACTTAATTTCTACCATTATTCCCAAATCGGTTATTCCATCAGGAGAAGCACCAAAACATTCAATATTTGGGTCTGGTATTAAACCAAATTCATGAATTTTCACTTTACTACGGCTCAAAGAATATATTTTAAGTGCTACACTTTCAAATAATACACCCCATTCTATAGCAGGAACATTTGATATATCAAATGTGATATTTAATGCTTTCTTTTTGATTAAACTTTTATTCATTGCGCACGCATCATATATATCACTCGCTGTCAATCTTGATTTACGTAAATTATACCATTCAGGTGTTCTTTGTTTTATCAATGGTTTATTTTTTAAAAGAGAAAGAATGTATTGCCATTTCTTGATTTTATCAAGCCTGTTACAGAATTCCTCATTTGTAAAATTATCGTTCGCAACATAATCATCATGTGATATATTACATTTTGTTCTACTTAGTTTTGTTATATATTCATCAATATATTTACTCATTTTATATTCATTGTGCTTTTATTTTATATTTGTTTAATAATTAGTTGCGCCTCTATTAGTTTATCTTTTAATATTAATACAAATTTTTGTTTATCTAGTGGATTCATTTTTTGATATATATATATATATAGGTATTTCACTTTTATATAATAAATATGATTGTTGGTTGTGATGAAGTAGGTAGAGGATGTTTTGCTGGACCCGTTTGCTCAGCTTGTTGTATTCTACCGGATACATTCCCTGATGATAAATATAAACAAATCAAAGATTCAAAGAAATTGTCTAAAAAAAAACGAGAGGAACTTGAGATATATATTAAAGAAAATGCTATTGCTTTTAGTTATGGTATTGTAGATAATAATGATATTGATAAGATAAACATACTTCAAGCGACACAAAAATCTTTTCATATCGCTCTGAATGATTTATGGAAAAAACAGAAATTTTCTAAAATTTTAGTTGATGGAAACTATTTTGTTCCATGGTTTTCACCAGGAATAGATGGTGAAGTTGTTCCTTATGACTGTATAGTGAAAGGTGATGACAAAGAATTGGTTATATCATGTGCTTCTATTTTGGCAAAAACATATAGAGATAGATTGATGATAGAATATGATGACATATATCCTGAATATGATATAAAAAATAATAAAGGGTATGGAACAAAGAAACATATAGATGCTATTAAAATATACGGTTTAACAAATATACATAGAAAAACTTTTATTCACTTT